TTGTCTGCAAGATTCAAGACACAAACGGAGTGCGCAAAGCAATGGAAAAATGGGCAGAAAGAAGCATGCCTGGCCATTTTGTGCGCTACATCACAGACTGCGGCGATGGCATGGGCGGCGTGTGGTTGCTGAAAGCTGAAAAGTAATCAGGCCAGCGCAACAAAAAGCCCCTGTGACGGGGCTTTGTGTTTTATGGCGCACAGCATAACTGAGCATAAATCACCTGGGCCACCCCTCGCGCAGCGTCAAGGATTCGTTGACCCACCCGTCAGCAGCTCCCGCCACTTCTCCATATCGGCTTGCGCACTGGCCGAATAGCTCCGTGATGGTTGCTCCATGCGCTGTGCAGGCAGCAATGGAATCGCTGGATTCACGCAGGGCTGTGTCGGCTGCGTCGCGCAACCTGTCAAGAGAATCCCGAAGAACAGCAGCGTCAGCAGCAGCAGCACGGACACGTACCGCTGAGTTTGCTTGCGCACGGTCTGCCTGCGCTTGTAAGCGGATGGTGTCAGCATGGGCTATCTCCACTGCCCGTGCTTGCGCCTGGGCGTACTCGGTTTGAACTGCGGCAAGCTTGGCCTCGTAGCTGTTGGCCTGCCACACCCATGCACCAGCGGCAGCGGCCACAGCTACGATGCCGTGCGTGATGATGGTGATGGGCGGGGTGATCATTGCGCGGCCAGCTTTTCTTTCGGTGCGTAAACCAGTAAATGATCCCATACACGCGGATCAACCGTATCAGCCTCTGATCCAAGCCTGTCTACGCAGTCCATCAGTTCACTAGACAACGACCGCGCCAAGATGATTGGCTCGCCAGGTGGGATGATCAAATGTCCGGCAACATCACTGCCAACATTTCGAGCATCACGCCGTTCACCTGTCCACGGATTAAACAGCCACGCAGTCGAGTGCCCGTGCCAATCCCTCCATTGGGCGGCATGGCTTGGATATGGTCTATCTCCACCGTTGGCAGGATCAAATTTCATCAGTGCGCTCTGTTGCTTCATTTCAGGCTTTCAAAAGGTGGCAGGGTGATCATTGCGCGGCCAGCTTCTCTTTCGGAGCGTAGATCGCCGAATTATTTTGCGGCTTCATGCAGTTTTTGCTTCAAAGAGAACCCGAGCAGCGGCCAGATTTTCGCCACCGCATTTGCGCGGGCAATCTTTCGGCCAATCTCGGCATCGAAGTTTTCCGGGCTGGCACAAGCCGACTCGCCAGTGACGGTGAAGCCGTTGCGCAGAACCAGGACACAAAATGTCAGCAGACCCAAGGCCTCGCCATGATGCGGATCGCCCGCTGCGTAGCTGCCTCCATCGCGGGCCGCCTTCTCTGCGCCCTGTTTTGCCGTGAAGTAAAACGCTCGGTCGATGTTCGCCTCAATGTCAGAAGGTGTAACCCGTGGTGCAGTCAGTCCCTTGGCCTGGATTTCGTTTTCAATTGCTTGGTCGTTCATGTGTGTCTTTCAGTTGATGGGAAACAGAGTGGTCACTCGACGATTTGCCAGTCATCGGCCAGAATGTCTGTCTGGCTGGCGAGCCAAGGGACAAAGCCGTTATCGGCTGTTTTCATACCGATCCAAGGAAGCAGGTGAGGTTCGCCTGCGAACTCTTTGTGCGCGACGTAGTTTTTATTTGGCACGCACCAGCCGCCCTCTGCGTCTACAAAACACAACCACATTCCCTTCCCATTCCAGCCAGCACGCGCTACGCGCTGGTCAGTTTTCAGCGCCTCGATGGCCAGACCAAAGGTCATGCCGGTGGTGGGGCGGTATGCGGCATCAAAGACATCTTTTGGGCTCCATGCCTGATAGCCGCCTTCGTATTCCACCAAATAGCCATCACCGTGTTTGTCGCCACCCACGTTTCGCCCGAGGTGGGCTTCAGCATCTGATCGTGTCATCGGCTGGGCGGTGACTTGTTTGGTTCCAATGTACAGTTGCATTTCAGTCTTTCAAAAGTTGGCCGTGTGGCCGGGTTGGTTGATTTTACGCCCCATTCCGCTGAGATGGCGCATATGGCTATGGTGGGGGTGGTCATGCAAGCAAGCGGCCAGAATGCTCTAAACGCCAGTCAAGGGCGTACTGTTGCAGCATGGGCTTGCGCTTGCTGTACTCCACGCCACGACCGATCAGCATGGCATTGCGTTCTTCAAGGTACGCCAGCAAATCCAGATCAGCGCGGCACAGTGAATCACGCTCCATCTTTTTGAACTCGCCGCCGAATGCCCAGTTCACCAGCTTTGCCTCGTTGCTGTAGTGATGGTCTTTGGTTTCCTTGCCAGCATCATCCCGGCCCATCTTGAGCATGTCGGACATGAGGCGGTAACTGGCTGAGGCTTGATGGCGGGAGCCGATCCATTTTGATTTATCGGTGACAGATGCGCGGAACGCCCGGTATACGCGAACCTCAAACGATGGCTCAATCCATGCAGCGTATCGAATGGCAACCAGTTCTGCTGCCCATGTGCCCTGCGTCTTGCCGCCTTTGACGTTGTGAACCGATGGGCTTTTTTGCACATCGCTTAAATTTTCAGCATCAAGGGCTGCGACAAAAGACTGCACGCCGTCATTGCGTAAAAATTGTGCAGGGGCATGGTTCTCAGTGGCCTTGCCGTTTGCCATCGCTGCTTTGTGCAGATCGTTCAGTGAGTAGCGGCCATGTGCATCCTGACGGATCGACACGGATTCGATGACTAGAAGTTGCGTCATGATTTACCTTTCATGCTTGCCACTGGAAGTGTCGCGGCAGGCAGTGGCAAATTCTGCTTTTCGGGGATCAGCCTATCCGCGACAGAGCCATTTTACACCAGATTGCACAAAAAAGAAACCCCGATACCGCAAGCAGTATCAGGGTTAAGTCAATCAATGTTCCGTGATGTATTGTATCACGCAAAAAGCAAAGCCGCCAGCACTTTTACATGCTGGCGGCTTAGATGGTGGCCCCGGAGACTTTGGCGAGTCACCGAGGCATGGGTAGTGCAAAAACACAGACAGAAACAGGGAATTATTATATCACGGTTTTTCCAAACTCGCATCATCCCCATCCTCCTCATCCTCACCACCCCGACGCGCTACCCGTGTCAGCATGCGGTTTTCTGCCTGGCTGTGGATCGTGCGCAGCGAAGCTAAGAACTCGGATTGCTCGGCTTGTACGCGCTCCACGAATGCGGCCTTTTCGTCGGGTGTCAGGCCGTGCTGGTGTTGCCAGTAGTCGTTCATGTTGCCGCCTTCGGAATGTTCGCCAAACACTTTGCAGATTCACGCTCGCGCCGCAACGTCAAACCGCGCACAACCTTGCCGCCTGCGCGGTTCCATCGCATCAAGTCTCGACATCCTGCGGCGTAATTGCCAGCGTTGATAAGACGGATGGCGGTGGACTTGCAGGCAGCACCAGCGCCCACGTTGTAGGCCCAGGAAGCCAGAGCCTCGTACATGCCCTGAGTGAGACGGACAGAAACGCAATCCAGTAGCTGAGAGCCATTTTTTTCCAAATGCTTGATTGTCAGGCGGTTGCAGTCTGCATCCGTGTAGATTTTGCCGGGCACAACGTCCGGGCCGGTGATGCCATCGCACACCGTTGGCACACCAACAATGTCCGTGTACGGTTTGTACTCCCGGCCCTCGTCTTGTCGAATGGTAGCCATCAGTGCAAGGCTGGCCAGAACTAGGCCAGCGGCCCCGGCCTTGGCTTTGGTGGCGGTGGTCATTCGTCCACCTTGCGCCGCTCTACGCGCTTTTTTGCTGGCCGTGGATCATCGGCACCAATGCGCCGATCAAACGATGCCAGCCGGATGATGTGCTCCTCACTCTTGCGCCTGTCTTCGCGCCATTGAAAGTACAGGTTGACCAAAAAGCCAGCGCACGCCAGCACAAGCCCACCAATAGCCGCCAGCTCTGTGGCTGCGATGCCGCCGAACAGCGCCATCAGACTCCCCCCTATCGTGGCCTTTTGTGATGCCGCCGTGATTGTGCTGATTGTCTCGGTTTTCATTTCTCACGCGCTCCACGCAATGCGCAATTCATCTTCTGGCACAACCCGTGCGCCAGGCTGCTGCACTGCCCAGTCCCATAGGTCGCCGGGCGATGTGTGCCACGGCTTCGGAAGGCCAAGTGCAGCCGATACGACCTCGCTGCAGAAGTCGGAGCCGGTCCAGCTCACCCTGAATGGCAACAGGAATGACAGCAGATCAAGCCAGCCGTAAGGCGTACCGATTCGGCCACGTATGTACTGGATCGCTGGTTTGCTGTCGCCGTCGAACTCCACCACAAGCCAGCGGCCAGGCACAAGCTTACGCGAAACGCCGCGCACACCACCGTCACGCAAGGATGAGGACAGCATAGTCGAATAGACCTCGCTGCCAAGCGTCACCAATGACACAACCAGCTCGCAGTGCGAGAACGGCTTGCCAGTCACCCAGCAGATCAGCCGGTCGCCAATCAGCGCATGGTCGTTCTGGCTCTTGCGCCCCCTGTAGAACGCAATGCGGGTTTTCATGTTGTGATGACTCTCATCAAGCCAGGCCCAAATTGGCCCGCTCGGTGCGGCCCCATTGCCGCACTGACTCCACGAATTCTCCGAACGCCTGCGTGTCAGCCATCTCACCTGCGGTTGGCGTGTACATGCCAGTGGCAGCACCCACACCGATGCGGGCAAAAAACATTTCGTCATCCACGCTGTACTTCGCGCGGATTTTTTGAATCATGCGCTCAGAAAAGCTGCATGCACGCTGGCTGCCTTGATCTGCTCGCGCAACTCAGGCGACAGCGTGACGGGTGTCAGTGCAATTTCAGGCGGCTGATCTGGCAGCGTTACGCCATCGGGCACAGACAAATACGTGATGCCGCTCAGGGTGCAAAGCTCGGTGCAGTGCAACCCATCGTTTGCCTCGGTGGAGTCAGGCAGCACAGCCTGAATTACGGCGTATGGCGTGGAAACTTTTTGGTAGCTGTAGATGGTGGTCATGATGTACTTTCATTGGGTTATAAGTAGCAACTGGCGGCGAAACCAGCGTTGAAGGTCGCGTCGGAGCGGGCGTTGCTCAGATAGCGGAGCCGGCCACCAGCATTGCTGCCGTGGCTCCAACGGCCGCGCGAAATCACACAGAGCTGATTGACCACAACTTGATAGAAATAATCAGTGCCCATCAAATTGGCTCCGGACACAGAAACCCCTCCGGACTCCGGCATGCCTGCCATTGCCCGGTCG